CTCATTCACAGCTTTCTGGCGGCGAGATTCCTTACGACGCTTGTCCCACTGCCTCAGAGCATTTTTGGTAATCCACTGGCCTGTTTTAACCATGATGTATGCCCATCCCAGAATGGCTAAACCGGTATTGAGATAAGTAGCGAGGCTCATTTGTCTGCCCCCTCGCGCAGCTGCTTGGCGAAATCATCAGCAGCAAGTGCAACCCCTTTTGCTAAAGCGTCAAAAAACTGGTCATCACCAGGAATTCGAAGTTTTGCCGCAAACTCCTCCACCCCATCAGCCTTAATCCCGGCCAGGTAGGCGTCGGTGGTGGGGGTCTTGCGTTGGTACATCAAGCTTTCAAACGCCTTTTGCAAACCTACATCCGGCAATGACTCGCTGCGGAACGAATCCAGAGCCAGCAACATTGCTACGCTGTCTGTTTCCGGAACTCTCTTCAGCGCCACATTCTCCGCCGCCAGCTGCTGGTACGCTTTAGCCAGCTTCAGGAACTTCTGCTCTCTGATCGACAGCTCGCCTGCGCTCTCCAGGGAGGCTATGAGCTCGTTTACTGCCTGTAGTGTGATAGTCATGCTGATGTTCTCCCGTAAACAGCCAGTACCCGCTTCATCGCCGGACTTTGCCGACACTCGTTGAAAATCTGGTTAGTGCTCTTTCTGCCTGAAATTTCTTCTTCGGTGGCCAGCCGGTAGTAAACCGTCCGCCACACCCGAGCTTCCGCTACCAGCACCCCCTGCTTTGCCAGGATATTGGCAGCCTGGTTGATGCAGGTATGCGTCATCCCGGAAGCCGCGGCGACATCTGGAGAGCTGCAGGTTTTATGCGTTTTCAGGTAGTTCAGAATTGCGTCTTTTCCTGTCATGACCGGTTCTCCCGATAGCTGTCCCAGGTAAACGAAATCGTGCAGCCCCCGCCGTCGTTCATGCGGTCGATGACGCGCTCGCCGATAAACTGCGTCAGTTCATCCTTCGGCAGGTTGCTGATCAGGATCGTCGGCTTCAGGCGCTCGTAGCGGGTGTTGATGATTTCAAACATGATCATCTTCTCGGCTTCGCTGCCAAACTGCACACCAACCTCATCGACAATGAGAAGGTCTGGCTTCGTGAAGTAGCGGATCACCTCATCCTCAGTGCGCGTGGCTGTTTTTGACCAGGTCGATTTAAACTCCCGGGCAATCTTGAGCGCCGTCGTGAAAATGACTGAGCTTTGGTGGTGCTCAATCACATGACGGGCAATGGCCAGCGCAAGGTGGTTTTTACCGGTACCAGGCTTGCCACACATAACCAACCCACCGCCCTGCTGGAGGCGATCAGTCCATTTCGATGCGTAGGCCTGGCAGACCCGTAATGCTCGCTCAGACTCCTTCCCAACAGGCTTGTAGCTGTCCAGAGTGCACGTGGAGAATCGCTCTGGTATGTCCAGCTGTCGAAGCAGCCTTTCTGCAGTTTGCTGGCGAACTCGCTTATCCCAGCGAACCTTTTCATCCTTCAGAAAATTCAGTTCATCTTCCAGGCAGCCCGGGCAGCGTGTCGGAGGTGATGGCAGATTGATGATGCTGCTGGTCAGGATCCGCTTGCGCTGCTCATACTCGCCATGCTTTTCGCAACAGACGCGCTCGATAACCACCTCGCAATTCGGGATGTCTTCCGGTGGCTTACTCAGCTGATCAAGCATCCGCTCAATGGCAGTGATTTTTTCTTCCAGTTCCATGATCAGTCCCTCGCCCATGATGGGATTTCAGTCTGCCCGTAGTCCTTCCCTGAGAAATTTTCGGCAACTCGCACCTGTTGACTTGGTTGAGGCTTGGCACCATTTGGCTCAAACAGGCCTTGCCAGCCATTGGCGATGCTGCGGTTGATAATTTCTTCGGGCGCGTAACCGTTCAGTCTGCAGCGGTCCAGCAGGTTGATAGCCTGGGTGACCGTCTGCTGAGACTTGATCGGCTTTTTCAGGTCGCGACGATATGCCACCCATGACGACCAGATTTCTGCAGAAAGCCAGTCAGGCAACTGAACAGCTAACGCATCGAACGAAACCGCCCGGGGGGATTTAGGGGGGTTATTAATATTGTCTTTATTGTCTTTTGTATGTTTGTCTTTTGTGTTTACCTGATTCGGGTAATAGGCGTTACCTGATTCGGGTAAACTTTTCTTACCTGATTCGGGTAATGTTACCTTTTTCAGGTAAGGCTCATTTTCTGTACCTTTTACGGGTAAAGATGACCATTCGCTGACCGTTTTATTAATCCCGATAACACGACCGGTTTGAGTTAATATCCCCCGCTTAACCAGGACGCTTTTTGCAGCTGAGCACTTATGCGGGAGAATGCCGGTCAGCTCCGAGAGCTGCTCGTTACTGACCCAGTCAGATTTCTTGTTGAAGCCGTATGTTTTGCGCATGACAGCCATGAACACCAAAAGCTGATGCTGCGACAGACCCGCATGCATGACAGCTTCAAGGAGCTCATTGGCGATGCGCGTAAACCCATCGTCGAGATCTGCCACGCGCAGCTCCTGTAGTGCCACGACAGGCACAGGGAAATTGATTACTTCGGCAGTATTTGCCATAATTACTCCTGTGAATTTGTTCAGTTAATTCGCGTAGAAAGCCGTTAGTGTTCCCGCACTGCGGCTTTCGCCTTTCTGTTCCCACTCATGCTTCAAAGTCACCTTTCTCTCCCGGCCTGTTAGAAATCAGGATGGCTAGAAGTAGCGACATGTTCGGCAGCAGGCTTTCCCGCCAACGACTCACCGTCGACTTATTCACTCCGGCCACTTTGGCGATATTCGTGGTTCCCATTTCAGCTATCTGGCTGTGTAACCAGCTTTCTATCCTGCGAGCCTCCACTTTGTTGCGTGTCGTTGAACTCTCCATTTGTGATACTTCCTCTGGTGGTGATTGGAATAGCTGAATTACTCAGTCAGAACCCGCTGACTGCTCAATTCAGCTTTGTTTAATCAGGATTTCTGTTGTGTGGGAAAGGCTTGATCTCTTCAGCCTTAATTTTTCCATCAGGCAGCGTGTTAACGAAAATCTTCCTTCCCACCCGGATAGCTTTACTAATTGCGGTCTGGTGAACGCCGATGGCATCAGCAGCTCTTGCCTGTCCAACTTCGTCAACGTATTCAGCTAAAGAAATTTTCATGTGGTTAGCTCCTATCAACTCATGAGCAAACAATACCACAAGTATTAAACATTGCAATACCTAGGGTATTTTTAAAATAAGAGCATTGGTATTACTATTTGAAAATGGAAAAGAAAAAGACACTGACATCGGCTCAGATTGCTGACGCAGAAAGGCTGAAAGCCCTCTATGAAGCCAAGAAAAAAGAGCTTGGGATAACACAGCAATCAATAGCTGACATGCTAGACATATCTCAGGGTGGCGTTGGGCATTACTTGAATGGCAGGAATGCCCTTAATGCTGCCGTGGCTGCTGTTTTTGCCAGAGCCCTCCAGGTGGATGTCTCTGATTTTAGCCCCAGCCTTGCGAAAGAAATATCTGTAATGAGTGCTGCCGCTACATCGAATGCCAAGTATGTAGGCCAGTACACCCCAGGCATTAAATACCCTGTATTAAGCAAGATTCAGGCTGGGCATTGGTCGGAAGCGTGCGAGCCGTATGCACTTAAAGATATCGATCTATGGCTCGAATCAGACGCTCACATCCAGGGGGATGCATTCTGGTTATTGGTCGAGGGGGAATCCATGACTGCCCCAGTCGGGCTCAGCATACCAGAGGTACATATGTTCTTTTCGATACAGGTAGGGAGCCGGTCAACGGAAGCCTTGTTATTGCAAAACTATCGGAATCAAACGAGGCTACATTCAAAAAACTGATCATCGATGGTGACCAAAAGTACCTCAAGGGATTGAACCCGCAGTGGCCATTGGTTCCCATCAATGGGAATTGCCGGATCATTGGTGTAGCCGTGGAAACTAAATTGAGGCTTGTGTGATCGGCAGCATGCCGCAGACGTACAGGAAGCATGGGTAGCCAGCCAGTAGCCTGGAGAGGTGTTTGGGTGATGGAGTTGCTTTAACGACGTTAAGAGAACATAATTTAGACTACCAGTTCTCTTTGGGGATTCATCATGCTCAAAAAATTATTGAAACAAATCAAACCCAACGAGCCTAATGAGGCCATGGATAAGATTGTTGAAATCGTTGATGAAATAGATGAAAAGCAACAGAATATTGCTAAAAACAAGGAAAAATTTAAAGAGGATTGGAACAATGGAGCAAGAACAACAAAGCATAGATTCACTATTTGATTTTCTTTATATAGATCGTGTACGAGTTAGCTCTCTCACAGCCCAACTTCACAACGCTGGGGTGGTGACAAGCATTAAGCAAACCACTTCTGATACAGATAAATCTAACAAATCAGTTGAACTTAACGTAAAGATTATCAAAGGAAAAATTGGAGTAGACGAGTCAATAGCTCACTCGCAAGAGAAAACATTTGATGCTTCATGGTCCCTGCCAATTAACTTTCTCGACAAACTATCTGAAGTTGGAATGATTAAAACTGGGCTTAATGGTGAAAATCTTGGTTCAGTCGTTCATTCTGTTGGTAAAATGCGAATCTTCGATGTATCAACCATTCAGAAGATCATGCCCATTTTTGGTGAAATGGCTCATGCCCAATCTAACACAAACCTTCCTCCAAAGGCCAAGGCAAAACTGAAAGGGAAACCAGATTTCGATGAGATCGAAATATCTCCAGGACTTACACTTGGAGTGGTAAAAAAACTCATCAATATCGTTCCTAACATCCTACAGGTTGATTTTATTGATGAGAATGGTCAACTTATGTGGATGTCTATTGATAAAGAATACCTAACGATCAATCCTGATGACTTAGCCCTAAAATATGGCGGAACCATACCAGGAACATGGCATGTTATTGGTTTAATTGATGCTTTACCTGATTACATACAAGGTGCTGGCGTCGATGGTACACCTGCTTTCCCGGAACATGATCTTAAATCAGGCTTACAAAACTTTCTAGACATGATCAAAGAACAAGCAGGTAGGGGCAGTGATTCATATGGAATGACCCCCTTACTTATCTTTAGAAGAGTAGGATAATTAACTATAACAAATGCACCCGGCCACCGCGCCGGTTTTTTACTGCCCTACTCCTTTCCATGCGATATCAATCGCTTTATAGCCTCCAGCTTACCGGTCTGTCTGCGCATCTCCAGCAGTCTCAGAGCCTCTAACGCCTCCAGTCCTACTAGCTGCTGCTCTGCCAGCATCTCCATATCCTGCATCAGTAACTCGACTTCTTCCTTTGTGATCGGCGGTCTCATGTAGCTCCTGTGTTTTCTTTGAGCATAACAGCACTCTTTACAAAAATAAATTAACTTTAAAATCATACCTTTAGTATTTTTATTAAACATTATAATACTGGCGGTATTGATATAAAATAATACCCGGAGTATTATCATCTCATCCAAACAACAACGTTGGCGCCGGTAATAGGTAACAACGCTCCGTTAGCCGCGACAAGGCAAAGGTGAAGAGATGATCCGAGAACATGAAGTTCCTGCATGGAACAGATTCAAGTTGAAGGTTGTTCTGATTTTGATTGCGGTCGCATCGGTAAGCGTTCAGTGCTGGGGTGTCGCATGAGCAAACAAGGCATTCGTTCACTGATTTACTGCCTGCTGATCTGCGGCGTTATCTGGACAGCGTTGATTATCAAAATTCTGCACGTTACGGGGGTGTTCAATGGCTAACTCAATTCCTAACAACGGACG